TGTATCTGTAGATAAACCTGTATAAAATGTTCCGATTGAATCTTTAGCAGATATACATAATCTATCTGTTACATATTTACCTTCTTCTTCATCATATATATTACCAACAACTAAATAATGGTTAAAAGCTATAGCATATTTAGCTATTGGTACATAACTATTAGACATTGTACCTGTATCAACTAAATAATTACAAGGAATTTTTGAATTAGTTAAATCTACAGCTAAAGGTTTATCTAAACCATTCCAAATAGTTAATATTCCATTAAATACAGCAAAACAAACAGATGTTGTATTATGCCAACCACCTGGTTGTTCTGGATTAATTATATTAGCTATATTAGTATTAAATATAATAGATAAATTACCTTCACCATCTACTAAACAAATTTCACCTATATCAGAAACTAAAACTAATTTATCTATAAAATATGTACCATTTATAATTCTAGATCCATTAAAAGTATTATAACTAAATTTTAATTCTATTTGATTTAAATTTTCATTATTATCTATATAAAAATAGCCATTAACATAGTCAATATCTGTTACAACTTTATCAATCCAAGTATTATTATAATAAATTTGTATAGTTGATCCTACATATAAATAATTTAATTCTTCTAAATTATAATTATCTAAAACATATACACTTTTATCATCAGAACTTACAAAATTTACTTCAATTTTATCATAATTAATATCTAAAATGAAATAATCTAAATAAACTGTACCAGATAAAGTAACAAATGTTGAATAACTATAAACTTCAAAATAAGTTTGTGTAGAAATTACAACAGTTCCACTCAAAACTGGATTAACATCTGTAGAATTTTGATAAACTGTTACATAAGTTCCAACACTTAATCTGTGTGTTACTGGTTGATTAAATCTATAAATTCTTTTTGTAACTTTAGCTACAGGAATTGTTTCTTGTACTTCAGTTCCTGTAAAATTTGCAAACATTTTTGTACCATATCTAACAGATTTAGTACCATTAATATTATTAAATACATTAGTTTCTATAGTTGAATAAGATGTGTCCATATTTAAATCATCTGTTACAACATTTAAACCACCATTAAATTCTCTAATTGTTGTAGTTTGCAATGAATTAAATGTACCCATTTTTATCTCCAACTATAAATATCTTGGTTTACTGTATCATCATTCCAATCATATACACCACTAACATCATTACTTCTTAATTCTTGCATACGATTTTCAAAAAGTTGTTTAAATTTTTGTTGTTCTGCTGGATTAGCTCCATCATCTACTGTATAACTCCAACATACATTATATATTAAAGCTAAACTATCAAATGGAACAATAGTTGCAGGTAAAAATGTAGTAGTTCTTTTTCTAAATCTAACATATAATTTACCTGTTGAATTATACGGAATAACTTCAAAAACTTTATTATCATTAGCACTTCTAGTATATAATTGCGGAATATTTCCTTCAATTAATGAAGGAATTGTTGTATTATGTGCTAATCTTAGTTGATGTCTTGTATTATTTTCTGCAAATATACATTCTATATCATTAAAATTAACAATATCATTAGATACTGTTTCACCAACTACACCATTTTCTCCTGTTAAATTATAAGTATGCCAAAACATACAATCATTCCAAAATCTTTCATCTATTAATGTATTATATGCATCAATAATCATATCTGCAATACGATCCTCTGCATAAATTTGAACATCTGTACCACTATAAAGTGAAAGTTTTCTAATAACTTTTTGTGTTAAATTTTGTAAAGTATCGTATTGCATTTATAACTCCAATGAAAAGAATAAAAAGTCTTTGTTGAGGGAGATATAAAGGAGAAAATATCTCCCTCATATTAATAATTATGCATGAAAGTGCGGAACACCAAATAATCCACCACCAATAGTAGAATTACTATAGTCATCAGCAACTAAAATTAATTTAACATTGGCAGCAGTAGCATAAGTACCTAAATTCAATTTACCTCTAGGTTCACTAGAACTAACAGTAGCTTCAGTATTAACTGGTTGAACTAACTGAGTAGTAGTAACTAATGCACCATTACGAGTTTCATTAAAAATTTTAACTGTTTTATACGGAACACCTAGAATTAATTTTCTAGTAAATGTTACTACAACAGCAGCACCTGCAGCACAAACAACAGATGAAATGTATTTAAAACATTTATTAGTCATTACTCCAGTTGTACCACTAGCTGTTACTTCTTCTGTTACAGGTTGACCTAAATAATCATAACCTGTAAAAGTAACTTTACCTGTATAAGCAGCAGATGCTTTAACTTCAATAGCAGCACCAAACGGAGCATCAATTTCAAACTGTTGTTCAAAACTTTTAGTAACAGGTTCAGCAGCTAGAGCATTAACAGTAAATAATTCTACAGACGGAGCTAAATTATCCAACTCTAATGTATATAAACCATTAGTTAAATCTGTTGCATATTTAGCATTAGCTGTATATTTATATGTAATATTAACCATTATTATTTACTCCATTATTAGAATTTGGAGATAAATTTGAACCATTTGTTTCATCTTCATCATCAAAATCTTCAGGTTTTGTAACAGTATTGTTTTCTTCTTCAACATTAATACCAATTTGTTTCAAATAATCTTTAGTTACTGCAATAGAGTTACCATTATTGTTAGTTAGTAAATATCTATCTGAAACTTTTACAGTTTTAGTATGTTTTTCACCATTTTTATCAAAGAAATATACTTCTTTTGTACTATCTGGTAATTTTTCTAAAGATTTATACAATTTGTTCATAATTTATCTCCTTTATTTTAATTAATTTTTAATAACACATTGTGTACGATTAGCTTTCCACAAGCACATCTGACCTTGCCAAATAATACGGCGACCAATACAATCTTGCGTCCATGGAGCAGCTAATTCTTTAACTTTCATGTTTACATGTTTCAATACATGCATCTTTAAGTAAGTAGAATTAATGAAGTAAGCTTTATCACTCGGACAATCTTCATCATAAATCATAGTAATTCCACCAAAAGATACACCATCAAAACCTAAATCGTACATCTTTTTACCTGCATACGTACCATCTGCCAAAATTGAAATTTTATCACGAACAGCTTTACGATACATTTTATAAATGTTACGACCACAAAGAATAAGATCTGGTTTTTCATTCTTACCCTGTTTCATATCTAAAAGAATATCATCAAATTCTTCTTCAATATTAGTAGAAGTTAAAGAACCTGCATAATCTTTAGCCATTGTACGCCATTGAGTTTCAGTTGCACGATTAATTCCACCAAGTGTACCAGTTGTTGGATCATCTGGAATACAAAGAGCCAAACCATTCGGATCTTTACCAGTACCAGCACCATACAAATAAGTTTGGAATTTTTCTTTAATTGATTCTTCAAGAGCCTGCATTTTACCTTTAAGAATTTTAAAGATTTCAGCAGCACCTCTGTTTTCATCAATTTCTTGTTCTGAAATAATTACAGAACCAGCAACACGTCCCCAACCATAACGAGCTGTATTAAATTCATTCGTTTGTGCAATCGGTAGAGTATCATAATATTCATAAGATGTAACATTCGGATTTCGACCAAAAATTAACGGATTAGAAATTTCACGTCCACCATCTTCGTACTCTACTTTATTATTAGCCATAGCATAAGCATACAATGCATTAGCTTTTACAGCAGCAAACATCAACTTTTTACGAGATTTTTCCAAAGTTGAATGTAAAACTGTTTCAATTACTGTACTTCCCATTATAAATTTCCTTTTTAATATTATTTACGATTTTGTTTCATAGCTTCTTTAATAATTTGATCATAAGTCATATTAATAGAAGCTACAGGTTTGTTAATTGTTGTAGTATTAATATTTTGATTAACTCCTCTAGTATTAAATCCTACATTGTTGTTTGCAGTTTGTTTTTTCTGCTTCAAGATCTCCGCTAATGGGGTATTAAAGTCATAACCATTTTGCATATAATGCATTTTTAACTGATAATAAATACTATCTAACGATTCATTTGGATTTTTTCTAATCAAATAAGCTAATTCGTTACTATGAATTTTAGCATCAGGATATTTATTTATGAAATTATCATAAATTTGACGAGATTCCGCCTGTATTCTTTGCTGTTCTTCATAAGCTTCTCTTTCTTGATAGAAAGGTTTTAATTTGTCATCTAACATCTGATTAATTGCTTCCATATTAACAGAATTAGATCCACTATCAATATTGATACCACTTCTTTTTGCCTGTGTCAAGAGAAAATTCATAGTATCTGCAGGAGATTTTTTCCATTGTCTAATTAATTCCAAACCAAGTTGAATATCTTCGTTAGATAAATCTCCCATACGTAAAGAAGCAAAAGTATTTTCGTAAGCTTGAACTTTATTTAACATTGCATCATAATTTTGTCGCAAAGCTGGTAAAACTTTTTGATTAAAATTATCTCTTTCACGTTTTAATTTAACATTTTCTTCATAAAAACGTCTTTCAGCTCCAGCTTTAGCAATAACATTACCATTAGCATCAACTAAATCTTGAGGAGTATTATTTCCTCTAGATCTATTTTCTGTTTGTGTTTTATTTTGTTCAGAATTATTGATGTTTGTATCATTTGTATTATCTTGTTTTTGTTCTTGTGCATCGTTTTGTTGCATAAGTTCTTCAAGTGTTGTTTCGTTATCATCAGTTGATTCAAGTTCTTGTGTTTCTTGTTCTTCTGTTTCATTATTATTCTCCAAACCAAAAGATTCGTTCAAAGCTTCATCTAATTCATCAAAAGTTGTTTTATCATCAGTCATTTTGTACTCCATTTAATAACATATCGGGTGTTTGTTGTAAATTTTCTGCAGGCATACCATTAAGTTGACTCATAATATTTGCAGATTCAACTACATTTTTGTCTGCGTTACTAACAGCTTCTTGAGCTTGTGCATCTGCGAGCACTGCTTGCTGTTGTGCTTGCATTTGTTGAACTTGTACTTGTTGAATAATAGAATTTTTAATCATTTCTATATCTTCTTCATTAACAATTGGTTCATCAAATGCTCTTTGTAAAACTTGTAGCATAATTATAGAAACATAAGGAGTAGCTCCAGCAAATTGTCCAAGAATTTGACTAATTTGTAAAGCTTGTTGTTTCTTAATATCACTTGTAGGTTTTACAGTACTTCCACCAACACAACGGAGAGAAAATGTATTAATTAATTCTAAATTATCCATATTTCTCCATTCTGCTGCAGAAGATTCTCCAATTAATCGAACAACTTGTTCTTTATCCATATACATTAAACAAAGTTGTGCAATTCCCCAACCAATATTACCAATCCAATTTTCAATAGCATCTCTTTTATCATCTAATCTAATAGATTTACCTGCTGTATAAGTTTGAATTGCTAAATTAGTTGTATTAGTTTTATATTCTCCACTACGAGTTGTTGCATCTGTTCCACTAATCATATCAACAATTCGTAATAGGTCAGTTTTATCATATAATGTTTGTGATTTATCTGCAGGAACTTGTCCATTAAATAAAACATCTTCCCATTTTTTATCAGGTGGTAAAGAAACTCCTACAAATTTATCAACATTATTACACCATCTTTGTAAATCTTCTTTTTTAATTCCACTATTAGCATCAAATAAATAACTATTAAATCCAAAGTTTCTCATTTTTTGTAATTGAGAATTAATCATATTAATAGCATCTTGTTGATCTAAGTAATAAGAAGTTTCACCTTTACAAAGTGTATTATTTGGACTTTCTTGGAAGTTTAATATATAATAAGGGAAAAATTCTTCTAATTTATAAGGATCTTCCCAAACCCAAATAGGATAATCCCAATTATTATTACTATATAAATAAACTCTACGTTTAATTTTATCCCAAATCCAAAAACATTCAGTTAAACAACTACGTTTAAAGGCTTCAGCATTATCATATCCGTAAGTTTCGTATCTAACTTCATCACTATCAGTTAAAGTTAAAGTTTCTTCATCATTTAATTCATCATTGGTTGTTTTATTATTAACTTGTAAAATTTTATTTGGTTTATAAACACTCAAAACTTCATCATTGTTTGGATTATCTTTACCAAATTTAGCTTTTAAATATTCTGTTGGAATATATTCTCTTTCCATAATCCAAGATGCATCAGTTCCATCTTGATCTGAACAACTTGGATCAATAAATAAATCATAAGGTCTAATATGTTTTACAAATACTCCACTTTCGGATAAGAAATTGACCATTTCATCTAAAGCTTTAAGTTTTCCTTCTAAATCTTTGATTTCTTTAATATTTTTAGCATTTTGTAATTGTTCAGATATTTTATTAATATCTTGCATAGCTTGTTCAGAAGCTTCAGATTTAAAAGTAAATCCAATTTTAATAATACCTCTGTTTGTTAATAAAGTATTTAATATTGATTTTCTAACTTTAGGTTTCAAATTTAATCCAGGAGCTACACGTTTATTAAATAAAGTATTAATTAATCTTTCTAACATTGTAGCTTGTTTTTCACTAACTTCATCATTCTTTTTGTTAGTAGTAATTTCTACACTTGGATCTTGTGAATATAATGCAGGAAGTGTACCAATATTATTAGACCATACTAAATTTTCTGTATTTGAATGAGTTTTTCTATTTTTATCTTGATTAAATTTAACTTCACCATCTGAAGCATATGTAATTTGATCAGCATTAAAATATTTATATGTCAAATCCCATTGAGAAGTTACATCTTTCATAACTTCATAAGCTTGTTGGCATCTTTGGTGCCAAAGTTTTCCTTCATCTTTACTAACAGGTATACGATTTTCACCATACATTCTATATGTAGGAATATAATTATCTTCTGTATTATTGTTTTCATCTATACCTAACATTTCATTC